GATTGCCCGTATGTCGCCCTATTCCACTATGTATTATTCTTTTACTGGGAGATATCCGGAGGGATATAATAATGTTCCATCCTTACACGGAATGCTGAGTGTGTATGCCAAATAATGGATTGGTTGGTTGGTTGGTTGGATGGATGGGTATTTTTATTTGTGTGTTGTTTTTGATACACAAATAAACAAAATGATGGGAGACCAAATGTATTTAGAAACAAAACACAACCATCCTATTATACATTTTATGAGCCATTCCATCAATCGTTCGTTGGAAACTCCTGCCGAAATACGCGTAAAATTGGGGAGAAATGACAAATGTTATTGCGGAAGCGCCAAGAAATACAAGGCGTGTTGTATGAATGCCTCCGCCAGTAAATACATAACGGGCCAACCAAACTCTTCTCCCAAAGTGATACAAATGATGGAGATGTTTCGGGAGATGCATCCCAATCACGTGTTTATCGATATAACGGATGATATGACCTCCGATCAGGTATATCGCGATTACCAGCTCCACAACATACAAAGTAATATTGTGATGGTGGCGGAACGCCGCGAACACAACGAAACCGTGTTTGCTTCGCGCATACAAGACCCCGAAGCGGACATTATGTTTATGTTCCATGGGGCGTATCGCACAGTATATCACGGACGCATCGAGTATTTCAAGAAAAGCATTAGCAATTTCATTGAATAGACTATTCTTTTTTCGGTTTTATTTTATTTTATAGAACATTTTTTCTATAAAATAATGGACAATACCAGACATCTACAACTTTTTAATCGCACCTTTGTAATCATCAAAATTCTCAAACATGATTTTGGTCAGTTCCGCCGGCGTGTATTGGTATTCCTGTGTGCTCGTAATCGCCATCCGTTCTTCGTCAGACAGAGAAACATCATAAAACGCCTCGAACAATTCCACAATCATATCGTGATTGCATTTTGTAAATTCACAAATCAAATCTATTCTCCCTGGACGTATTAACGCGCGGTCTAATTTTTTAGGATAGTTCGATGTCATAATAATAATCCGTCCGGGCGTCTCCAATATACCATCAAAGATATTTAATAAACACGACAACGACAATTTTTCCGACGGAACGCGTTTCTCCAGCGTTTCATTATCCGCTTTTTTTTGTGGCTGGGTTTTATTGTTGGTTTTTTCGTACATACTAAACACTCCCTTTAATTTTTCTTTCGCTTGCTTTTGTTTTTCCTTTTCTTCGGGAGAAAACACATTTTCTCGTAGTATAGATTGATAATTTTGATAATTGGAAACACTAGACAAATCCGACCAAGGCGCAAACTCCGATTTCTTTTCGGGCATCTTGCTGGGTTTGTTTCGTGAAGTGGCGGATACAGGTGTATCATTAAACAACACATTGGTATATCCACCCGTCGCATCATCCTCCCCCTTGATTTCTTCCACCGATATTTCGTTCGAAATCAGTTCGCGGTCCAACACAATATCGCTGTTTTGACAATCCACGTCTTCAAATACATATAACCGCTTGTCCAGCGGGATTTTATATGTTTCGTTTCTCCCATTGACCACCACGGTAATGTTTTCATTGAAAAACAAATTCTCCATTTGTGTTTTGGTTATACAATCAGTTAGTTTGACATTGATGATATGTCTCCGCATTTCGTTTGCCACGCATTTGATAGTGGACGTTTTTCCACCTCCCGGAGGACCACTCAGCAACAGCCCCAGTGTGTATGGAATGCCTTTGTCGTCATACCATTTTTTATTGTTTTTGAAAAATTCCACGCGCGATTTGATTTGTCGCGCTTGCGGTCCAATCACGTTTTTGAATTTGCGGTTCGTAATAAACTTTTTCATAATAAAACTGATGGTTCCGGGCATTCGACTATAATCGATCCGATTATCGGCATCCATAAACGGCGCGGTTTGTATGGCGTCAAACAAATAAATGTCATCTCCCAATTTATTCTGTATTTTTAGGCTGTATTCATACGTCAGTTTTTCCACTATTTTCCGGAGCTCGTAAATGTCCAATACATGACTATATAAACTAATGATTTGCGTTTTGTTTTCGTTGTCCGCCGTATCATCCATTTTCAATTCATTGTGTAGTTTGACATAAATATCGTTTTCCGCATCAATCAAAATGGGTTTGTTGTTGTTTAGCAAATACGTTTTGTTGAGATACACTGCCTTTTCTATGTTCGGCGCATTCGTAATATAATCCAATATTGCGTCTCCCACCGGGTTATCACTTTTATCTGTTTCTATTTTGATGGTTATTCGGGAGGTTTCTTTCTTGTTTTCTTTGGTGGCGGCCGATGTTTCAGAAACAATATTCAACTGTTTCACTTTTTCTTTGGTATATTCTTCCATTTTTCGTTTATACGTTTCTATGATTTCAGGCAAATGTTGGAATACTTTTTCCACCACCGATACCATAATCATTGTCCATATCATCGTATAAATATCGCCGGACCCACTATTACCACCACCACCGCCACCGCCCGTAGTGCTCCTAAACAGCAACAGAGTTATCAATTGCTGTTTCATATCTCCCAAAGAAAACCCCGAAGAGTGGCCAGCATTCGGCATTGTATTTCGTGGAGGATTTGAAATCATTGCGATAATATGTGTTTGGGTTTATTTTTATGTTATTTATCGTTCTGTAGAAAAAAAGAACACTTGAAACAATCTCCCGTTTTCTTTGCTATCCCCGAAATAATCCAATGACATATGAAACCGATACGCATTGAATAATATCAACCGATTAAACACATTGCCTACTGTATCTACTTTCTCCCATTTGGTTATATCCTGGCTCGCCTTATCCGTTTCCGTTTTTTTCCCCGCTACTTCCATTTCGCGTTTTGTATATAGGGGTCCGTCGCGGTAGCGGTAAAACCCCGTTCCGGCGGAAAGAGGCGCATCGGGTGTCAAATACAACACCCCCGCCCAATTATTGAACCCGTCTAAATGCACCCATGAACGGTCGCGTGAAGTAGTGTATTGGAACGCGCCGTTGTATATGGTGGCCGCATCCGACATGTCGGGTTTGGGAATATGGAATTCAGTTATTTTTCCTCCAAAGGGATATACATACGATTGGAATATTTGTTTTAATTCTTCCGTCGCATACGAAATGGTGCGTTTGCCCGGATAATTGCCCATTACTGTAAATGGTTGGGTTAATATAAAGTCGCGGGTTTCCATCGGATTGGTATAAAAATGGTCAATAACAATCAATCCACACTGGGGAGATATGCGCATGGGGGATGCGGTGGGTGTATCTGACGGAGCGACAGTGGCGGAGGCAACCGTGTCAACACATTCGTTTTCTGATGCCGAAACAGATTGCGTGGGTGGTGGTGTGGGAGGAATAACTTTCCGTCGCTGATGTTTGTTTTTAGACATTTATACTGGTATGAATGTTGTGTTATCGTGCGTGTGATTTATATGTATTTCGACAATAAAATACATATACATGTCTCCCAATTTACACATATGGATTTGTTTATCCCAATAATCGATATACTATTGCCGTTGTGGCAGCAAACAGCGTTCCACCCCACAATGTATCCATTAAGGCCAACTCCCCTTTCCAGCCGGATAACGTCGCATAATTCGTGGTATCATATACACCGTATATGACGACACCCAATAGAAATGCTTCTGCTGGCGTTCGCCGTTCAGAAACAATAAAATAATACAGACCAATTGGCAACAAAAGATAACACAACACTATTCCTAAATATCGTAGGGAGATGGGTTTTCCTTGAATAACCTCTATCATTTTGCGGAACCCCGCGCTCGTCAAATACAAATACACACCATCTAATGCCAACATACAAGCGCCAATCACCATCACCGTTTTTAGGTGTGTCCACAGCTTACGTAGGCAGTTCATATTGCGCGGACTATATGGTATAAAACGGTTTTATCGCCCTTCCTCCACCATATGAACATCGCGTTTTATTATTTCCCAGCATTCGCGGAATTCTTTGTCTCGCGCTTCGTATTTGGCCAATATATCCGCGTCAATGAGCCGTTTCATTGCGCGTATGGCTCGGGAAAATCCACTCATTAATTTCTCAACCGCAGCGGTATTGTGTGAAAACGGTTGGTGTTTGGGCATTTGTGTTTCTATGTTGTTCACGAAACTGTCTAAAATGGCGGTAGAACGCAACTCTTCTTCTTGTGCGCGCACCACTTCGGGGTCTCGGTTCTTGATAAACATATGGTGTATGTTGTCTTGTGTATATATACACACCATATGTTTTGTTTTTTGTTTTTATACCGATCGACGGTAGCCGATATATGGACGTATGTAGGTATTCATATAAACAATGAGGTCATGTGTTTGAAGAAGATTGAAAATGGAAACGCCTACTACAGTTTTCCATACAACATTAAACTCACTAAAATTACATCCACCGCACCGATTATTACACTGATTGGTATTACTGTTATTATCTTCTGAAAAAAATCTACGTGTATTCTTCCATCGTCGGGAGAAAGTGGTTGAACGAAACAGTCGCGAAAACATTATAAACGATTAACACTGAGTGTGTCATTTTATTTATGTTGTTTTATGTAGAATACACACCACTATTGGTAATAATTTGTTTCTTTTCGGGAGGAGGCAATGGAATATCTTCGCGTTGCCCCAATTCAATTTCTATTCCGTCTGTATTTGTTTTAGTTTCATCTGGTTTTATGGTTTCTCCCTTTTCCGTCAACATCAGTCCGCGGTCAGCGTCTGACCCCATTCCCCCCGTCCATCCGCTCCATCGCATATAATGAACTGTCCAATCATAACTATTCGCTAAAGCATTCATCGCCGTATTATACACGAAACTGGTTGCTACTGTACTCGTATCGCTGGAATACTGAATGCTGTACCACCAGTAGGGCGGTATGTACAACACGTATTCGGGCAATACGTCGAATTCCAAACACCGGACTTTTTCATATTCCGCACGGTATTTCGGTTGCGGTTTCCACGGATTGATGGGCGACCGGAATTCCAACGCATCCCAATCTTTGGTTGGAAATAGATACTTGCGACATTTCCACGGCGCCATCTTGACGTGGATTTTGCCGGACGACACCGCTAAAAACATTCGCGAATGGGTATGATACCGGAAGGGGGTGGATGCCCCCGCGGAGCCGAAACACAAGTCGTGTTTGGTCGCCACCGTAAATGGGGGTCGCAAATGCGCGTCCATTTCTCCAAACACGCGGTCTAATCCGGAATATTCAATAAACCCACGATTGTTTTCACTGACATAACGTTGTTGTGTATCTGTTTCTGTTAATGATTTTGCGTTATGAAAAGGGAGAATGATTTCTTCCACCGTCGTAGTTGCCGGGTTCCAATAATCCATGGTATCTTTGACTTTGACGTCCACATAATCGTGTTTTGCCAAAAATGCTTTTTGTGTTTTGGTGTAAAAAGATGGGAGAATATTCATCAAAAACAAAACCGGTTGTTTCGCATTACAGATTTCCTGTATTTGTGTATTATTGACAAAATCTGCTTCGTAGATTTCCAAATCTTCGCTGGTTTTCCATTGAGCGGTTATGTGGAGATACAGAAATACAATCAACAGGAAAATCAGGAGACGTATGAAAGTATCTAATTCGGACATCGTATATTTGGTGTGTTTGTTTTGTTATATAAAAATACAACAAAACAATGATATTAACGCAACGGGAGACACTTGCGAACGCGCCTTCGGCGCGTCGGCATTCCTATTTTTCTATTCATCATTGATTTTAGGAGCTAAATAAAACAGAACCGACGCATTCTCACCCAACGGGTACACGATTTGCATGGGATAATCCGAACTGAACTTGAGTTCCACCGCTTTCGACAATTTATTATACAGACAAATATTGTGTAAATATGCTAAACTATACGACAATTCCAACGAACAACCTTCCTCAATTGCGAACCCCTCCACATCATCGATTTTGATTTCCACAAACATCTTGCCCTGGTCCTGACTATGCGACACCAACATGATTTTATCTTCCGAACACTGGATTTCCATTGTATCGCCAAACATTTTCATTTGACTGACTATATTCGCAAAATGGGGAGAAGACAATGTTAACTCCGCTTGGAATTCAATAGGAGGAATATCCATTGTATCCATTTCCAATTCAATCAACGGCAATTCAAAATGCTTGTCGAATTCCTTTTTATTTTCCGAAGTAAAATGAATGAACAACTTATCTGTATCCTCCTCCGTGTATTGGATATGAACATTTTGTGTTTTATCTCGCGCATTCAAAATACGATACAGCATATTCGCATTCAATCCAATTGTAATCGCACCCTCTTTTTTTTTCTCATACGTATCAAACCAAATCGCAGGGAGACGAATTTCCATAATCGATACACGTGTACTGTCTAAACATTGTACAAACAATTGCTGGTCTTCAAACATAACATTCACATGTTCGCAAAAGATTTTCACGTGTTGGAAAATGATGGCAAATAACTCGGCGTTTGTGCTGTTCGAAATACAGATATCCATTTTTGATACAAGTGTTGTGTTGCGTTTATATTCTTTTTTGTTGCCTTTTATGGTTCTTTTATGGTTCTTTTATGGTTGATGAAGTCGCTTCAATAATTCGGGCGATTCCGATTTGGAATGAAGCACGAATTTCTCCCGCATTCCGGTTTCTAATAAAGGCAATATTAACGGCCGAATTTGGTCAATGACCGTAGGAATGTTATACAAATGAAATGCCACGATTTGTTGTGTATATCGGGTTTGTTTGCTAAAACATTGTTCCACAATCATTGTAATAATATACTTGTATCGTTCTACCGCACTCACGGTAAACGTTTCCATATTCATATGAACTTCAAACTCGACAAACGTATTGGAACAATCCAGTGCCAATAACAAAAATTTATTCACGATTTTGTCGAAATTGGAAGGATTGGCATAGGTCTTTAGCATCGTATAATCCACGTAAATACGGTTGGTATTGGGGATAATCCACGTGGTGTGATGGAGAAGCTCTTCCATATCCATGTGGTCGCAAACGTATTGCGCACAGTCGTATTTCTGTGTCTTCTTAAAAAAAGTATTTTTAGTATTGACTTGGTAATACGCCGTTTTCAATTCTTCGACTTCTTCTTTTTTAATGGAATAGGACATCGGATTTACAAAAAATACAGTTGTATATTACAGTTTTATACAATCTTTATACTGATTTTCGCGTCTATTCTACATTGATACACCAGTGTAGAATAGGCATTATTTTAAACATGATCCGCTAACTCAATGGTTGCGTGTTCTGTTTCTTCTGATACAGAAACCGGTTCTGTGGAAGCGTCTTCTCCCAATATACGGATGCGTTCTTGAAGGAGGGTCTTGTTGACGTCCATTGTATAGGATTGTAAATTGAGGACAATGTTTTTCAAATTCGCCAATTCGTCTGCTAAAATCTCAAACCGTTCATTGAACTCGTCCAGTACTTCTTTTAGGTTGCTCGGTATTTCGGGTAATTCTGCTAGCGCATTGTGGACAGGAGCTGGATTTTCCAAAACGCCCTTCATCTGTGTTTCTAAATTAGTCAGTCGTCTATCCACCAAAGTAATGACCTGTGGCAATGTCAGACCCTGTCCCGCATTTCCCGCCATCGGATTTTGTGGTCCATCCATTTGACGCACACCGGGATTACCATATGTGGGCGGAGGCGTCATAATAGCAGCCGGATTGGTATTGGCGGTAGTGGAAATGGGTGCTCTGCGTTTTCTGGCGGATGCTAGGGAAGATTGGCTCATCGTATGAAGTTTGAGTTTTCATTTCTTTATATTGTTTCTTTGTCCGAACACATACTCTTTATACCTGCGTAATCAATCGACGCACATCCATATCTACATTATCTATGATATTTTCCAACGATTTTACGTTGTTGGCAGGAAACGCGTCCTTAACTAAAAAATCAATCAAATTCAAAATGACATTGATTTTCTCCGGCGTCCATATTGCGTTCATTTTGTCCACCAATTCTTTCGAATACAAATGTGTCATTATATCGCGAATAAAAATATCCGTTTCGCAGCAACACAGCGCATTATTGATAATCGCATAATAGTAATTCAAACACAATTGAATGATGGAACACGTTTTGTAGGTTTCCGTCAATCGGTGTATTCCCTCTTGCGCACAAATAAACAGCGATTTAATGCGCGGCGTTTTTTTGACATATTCGGGAGATAAATATTGCTTACACGCAATGTAAATGGGATTATACATGAATTGTAAATCCGTTTTATTGGTTTGTAGCACATATCGACACAACCCCTGGAAAATGCCCGGCTCCTGAAAATAAATAACGTTGTCTTGGATGTAAATTTTGGTTCCTGCCGGTTTATTCCCTAAAATAGCGAGTTTGATGATAACCGTTAGGGGGTCCAATACATAACTCATTGTATTGATATTGGTGTTATTATCGGGCAGATATTGTGTATTATTCATGAAAAATTTGTATTGATATATTGGTATGGTGGATATGTTCATATATTGTTTATGCTATTTTCATTCTCCCAACTCTATACAAAAATACAAAAGCATAAACAAAAACAAATAAACCCAACCGTCTGTATTCTGTTATTGTTGTTTATTGTCTGTTGTTTGTCCATGGAATTTGCCGATTTACCCTTGTCTGAACGTATAACACACCAACATCAAAAATACGCCCACGAAGAATACCAGTATCTCCATCTGCTGGAAAACATCCTCGAAAACGGCGTTTGGGAGGAAGGTCGGAATGGAAAAACCAAGAGTATTTTCGGTCATTCGATGCGTTTCTCCCTACGCAACGGTCAAATACCTATTTTAACTACCAAAAAGACGGCATGGAAAACGTGTTTGCGCGAACTGTTGTGGTTTATCCGCGGAGACACCGACAATCGCCATTTGAAAGAACAAGGTGTACACATTTGGGACGCCAATGGTTCCCGCGAATTCTTAGACGCGCGTGGATTGACACACTATGACGACGATGAATTGGGACCCATTTACGGCTGGCAATGGCGACATTTTAATAAACCGTATGCGACTTCTCCTCCCTCACAATATTCCGAATACCCCGACCAGCTCCAACAAATCATTGATACACTCAAAGACCCCGCACAACGCACCAGTCGCCGAATGATTATGACGGCGTGGAACCCATGCCAATTGGATGAAATGGCGCTCCCACCGTGTCATATTCTGTGTCAATTTAATGTACACGATGGAAACCAATTGTCGTGTGCGATGTTCCAGCGGTCTAACGACGAATGTTGCGGAACGCCATTCAATATTGCGTCGTACAGTTTTCTGACGCATTTGTTGGCGAAACATTGCGGATTGGAAGCGTACGAGTTCGTGTATTTTAAGGGAAACTGCCACATATATGAAGACCACATCGAGGGGGCAAAAACACAGATTGCGCGGGAACCGTTCCCGTTTCCCACACTGGAAATACAAACGGTGAAGGAGAACATAAATGATTATGTGGTAGAGGATTTCGTATTACACAATTATATCCACCATGAACCAATTGTATATAAAATGGTGGCATGAACCAGTATTGCGACGTAGTGTGGTGTACGAAATAATAGAATATACATTATCTATGTATATCCTATAAAACATGTCGCGAACATTTAGAGAAGCATTGCGAGATATCAATGACTTTCGAACTTATTTATTTAACTTGTGTCCGCTTCTAAATTTCCAAATGAACAGTTTATTGGATGCGGCGGAAGATGTGAACGAAGTATATGAAAACGCACCTGTAATATGTATTTACCCTGAATTTGACCAAATCATGGATATCGAAAATCAAAGGGAATTAATGGCCTACAACGATTTCGCAATTACTTATTGTAAACAACTTTTGTTGGATATTGACCGGAACCAATATGAGATACAATCTCCCGATAGAGCACAAATCATCAAGCTCAACGCCCGTATTTTATCGGTCATTATGTATTATTTTATTAATTTCGATACACACAGTGAAGATGACCGTCGCTTAATTGAAAAAGAAGAAGTAATAAACAGCGGATTGAGAGAATTGATTGACTATAGCCAATACGACATGACGGTTCGTCGAAACACATTATTTTATTTTTGCTCGTGTGTTAATCAAAACGTATTGATTTCAGAAGCCATGAAACGCGACTTTAAGACACGATTGGCACAAGCGTTTGTTCCAGAAATGCAACCCGAAGAAGCGCTAGATGGAATGCGAGAAATGTCTATTTTGGGAGATGCTCCACCATTATATCGCAATTATTTCACCTCTTCTACGCGACAGCGAAATCGGTTTATGGACGACGACGAAGATGAAGATGAAGACGAAGAAGGTGTATACGGAGAACGCCAACGTGGCGAAGTGGCGTATGAAATACACAACGCATTTGGACGCCTCAACATTGCGCGGCTCAAAGAAATTCTTACAACCGTAGTAGCCGACGCCTCCTCCGAATACGAAGGCAAAGCCCAACCCGAATTTTTCGAATGGATACACGCTAAATTCCGCGAGACACTACAAAAACACAGCGCGGACTTATCTGGAAATGAAAACCCCACCACATACATTGAAGCGCTTGCCATTATAATAGACCGGCTAAAACATATCGAAAATGTGGATATGCCATTAATAGGGTCAGTCGTCGTATTCGTGTATAAGCAACCAGAGGAATTCATTTGGGATTACGTCCATACATTTATAAAGGACTCCGCGACGGCGTACAGCAACAACACCAGTTTATGCGATATTAGGGAGGGAGCACTGAGCTGTACGAAAGGTATGTATGAACGATTTGTTACTATATTGGAGTCGGTATTAATAACTACTACACGGTGCTTAGACGCACCGACCGAACCCAGCTGTAAGGATGTATACAAGTTGATACTAAAAGACATTTTTAATGTGGAAGTCAGTTCTGGAAAAATGATTAAAGCGGACATAAACGAGTTTGTGAATGATTGGCAAAAAGAGCATATAACTAATAAAGAATATCATCGGAGTGTTGTATCTCAAATTGGGGAAAATGCTCCCGCCTTTTGGGAGAAAGATTGTTTAGATTATCTTACAAAACGATACAAGGAATTTTTAAGCGAGGCAACCGAAAATATACCAGTTGCGGAAATTCGGTTGTCCGATGAAGTTGAACTGGCAATTCGTCAAAAAGTAGAAGAATTGAAAATGGGAGGTATCTTTGAAGATTTCGCAGAATTGCCACTGACACCGTCGGCGCCTCCGGCGCCTCCTGCCCCCGCAGCGACCACCGCCGCAAATTCTCTGACCTCAATGGTTTCCAATATAATGCCCCCTGCTCCTCCCACCAGTCGAGGTGGAAGAAAAACAAAGAAATATCGCAAATGTGTTTCCGGAAAAGCAAAAAAACAGGCTACGAGTAAACGACGACATACGCGACGCCAAATGAATACTAAGACACACAAACCCACGCGAAGATTGCGGCGAACATAGATTAGCGTCTATTCATATATGATGAAAATCATATATGAAGGCGTATATGCTACTTCTACAAAAACGACGCACATGTGCGTCGTTTTTAGAATAGACATTAGCATCATTATTATTCATCCCATATAGGCTATTTATCTGTATCTGTATCTATAACAATAACACACGATGTTCGGATAACCCGAAACGAACCAAACACATGGTCATAAAATATTTGGCTATTTTATATCAAACCACCAAACAAAGATGAACAGCACAAATCCATTAGATTTTACGGTAGGAGGCGCGGACGCATCTAAAAAAACGTTTTTCACCCACGTCTTTTCCACCACCGAAGAAGGCAAGGCCGAAATCCTCAATGTTGCCCAATACGCAACTTTAGGCGTTATTCCTGTGGTTATCCTGAATAAACTCATCCAACGGTTTATTCCGGAAGCCGACCCCGACAAGTCTAGTGTCGAACTTTTGATTGAAATTTTCATCCAACTCATCATCATGTTTTGCGGTGTTGTCCTTATTCACCGTATCATTACTTATGTTCCCACATACAGTGGATTTGTGTATGAACACTTGTCGCTGACCAACGCAATTTTGTCTTTCTTGATTATTGTGTTGAGTGTACAGACCAAATTGGGTATCAAGGTGAATATCCTGTTTGACCGTCTAAGCGAACTCTGGAATGGGGAAACACATGACGCGAAAGCGAATGCCAAAGCGAAAGTCCGTGCTACGCATTCTCTATTGCCCCATACCCCCAGTCAAGCCGACCATTTAGACGGAGGACTACAATCGGATATGTTTCCTCCCGCTCCGATTGCCACCGCGAAACAACAGCCGAACGGAACGTATGACCACATGATGCGAGGTAATCCGGCGACGGGCGCCGTAGGCGCCCTTGGACCGATGGCTGCCAACAGTGTGTTGGGTGGCGGCTTTGGGTCGTTTTTCTAAACCACTACACACACCACGAATAAATAGAACGTCCGATAAATGAATTAAAAAACTCACATTCAAAGTATGTATTTAGGGAGAATGTCCAAATACATAGACCACATTTTCTATATTAATCTAGATAAACGCACCGACCGCAAAGAACAAATGGAGGCACAACTCCAGCAATACGGCCTCGTGGCCGAACGTTTTAGTGCAGTGGAGACAGAAGGGCGTGGAATTGTAGGTTGTGGTTTATCACATACTGCTGTATTACGTCTTTCACGCGAACGCGGATATAAAAATGTGTTGATTTTAGAAGACGATTTCGAATTCTTGGTTTCTCCCGAAGAGTTCCAAAAACAAATTGAAATATTATTTGAACACGACCCCATCATTCCCTTTGATGTCTGTATGTTGTCTTATAATTTACACGAACACTCAGTTATACCCAATATTCCCTCTATGGATTTGGGAAAAGTTCTGTATGCGCAAACGGCGAGTGGATATATTGTTCCCGCACACTACTATAATACGATTATTGAGTTGTATGAGTGGGCCATTCCACTATTACATCAGACCGGACAACACTGGGTGTATGCGAACGATGTTATTTGGAAACAGCTACAAGAAAAGGATTTGTGGGTGTATTTTTATAAGCGATTAGGGAGACAACGGGCAGGATACAGCGATAATGCGTTGTCTTATCAAGACCACGGATGCTAAGTAGGGAAACCAAGGTTTCCCCCACGCCCCCTTCCTTTCCTTTGTTTTGTGTTTTGTGTTTTGTAATTTTGTTAGTTGTAATACAAATATAATCTGTGTAAAACAAACACAATGAGTATTATATAACTACCACAATAACACCACAACTACGACAACACAATGAACGAACTCAAACAAATCCAAACGCAAATTCGCAAATCGATACACAACCCGCGGTTCGATACACAGAGTGATTATAATCGTATCAAACATGACATACTAAATATGAAACGGCTTACGTCTCAGCAAAAGACAACCATTCAAAATATGTCTTCCGATGACAAAATGTATGTCGTATTGTTGTATGACAATATGATGGATTGGTTTGAAGAAATATCGGAGATACTATAAAAATTTGGGGTTGTGTCCTTCGTTATTTAGCGCAATATATCACGTGTGTAATATATACAATGATACATACCGAAAAATTCGATGGTGTAGCATATCGCCGGTCCGACAACTGGTTCGAAATGATTGATTTAAATGCTTTTTACGGGAGACCCATATACTATTTAGAGATAGGAACATTTTATGGCGCCAACCTATTTCACGTAGCCGAAACATACGCTGCGCACCCCCAGAGCATACTCTTTTGTGTGGACCCGTGGGCAGATTATGACGACTACGACGAATACAAGAACCAACAATCTTCTATTTATTCCACTTTTACGCGCAACCTTCAACGGTCGGGTGTTCGGGAGAAAATCCGGGTATGTCGCGGTTATTCCAATGAACAAATTCCTCGATTGAAAGACGATTTGTTTGATATTATTTACATTGATGGCAATCACAATCCCGAATACGTATTGGAAGACGCAGTTCTGTGTTTCCGCAAACTCAAGGCGGGGGGATATATGATATTTGATGATTATGGGTGGGGAGGACCCGACTGTACACAGAAGGGGATTGATGCGTTTATGTCGGCATACAGTTCTCGTATTGAAAAGTTGGGAGAACGAAATACACAAATGTTTGTACGGAAAATCAAATAAACACACGCATTTCTAAACATTTAGGGAGTTTTTTCCGAAGCGTAGATAAAAAGGATACAAAAGAATATAAAAATACATGAGCATGATGTATTGTTATAACCTATTTATTATTGCAATACAAAACAACCATGTCTGAAAGCATTTATACTGAATATTTTCTAATCGCCAAAGAAAACACCCAACAATACGGGGAGAAAACCGTGCTGCTAATGCAAGTGGGCGCCTTCTTCGAAATCTACGGTAT